GCCTCGCTTACTAAGTTCACCATCTTTTTTAATGTAGGGTAAAACTTCTTTGTCATCAACCCATTTAGGTTTAAATGTTTTCTGTACCTCATCCTCTACATCTGCCATCTTTTGTTTTAGTTCTGCTAACAAAGTCATAGCTTGTTTACTATCAAAGTAAAACCCATTCCTCTCTTGTTCAGCTATAATAGCAGTAGTCATTTGCTCTAAGTCAAAGGACTGTTTACTAAATCCTAGTCCTTCTTTCTGTAAAGACTTATATACAGCTTCATTAAGTTTAACATCCTGTACACAATAGTCTAACATTTGTGGTGTATAGTAATCAAACTCAGGTTGTTCTTGTTTAGGCATACCTAATCTATATCCCCAAGTCTTGAGACTATGTCCATTCTCTCTGACTGGATTGTAAAGTCTTGACATAACAAGAGTATCTATTACCTTACCTCGATACACAAAGTTATGTAATCTTTTAAGTATCTGTAAATCAAAACCTATAATGTTATGACCAATTAAAACTTTAGCACTATGTAATAAATCTAGTGCATCCTCAATTTGATTTGGTCCAAACTTATAGACTTTACCATCAACCTCTTTAGCTACAATACACCATATTCTAGTAGCATCAAGGTCATCAGTTTCTATATCAAAAATAAGATTCATTTGTAAATGTTTCCTCCTCTGTCACTTCATGTAATCTACCAGTATCAACGTCATATTTTAAACTACAAGCCATACCAGTATCACCAGTATACCTTGACTTCAAGACTCTAACCTTAGTTATGTTAGCTTCGTCTGGATTCTCTGCTTGTTGATTTCTCTCTAATGCAATAACAGAATCAGACAATTGTGCTATTCCTTGTGAACCTTTGAGGTGAGAAAGGGACACTTGTATTCCTTTTTCATGTCCTCTATCACCTTGAGCTCTACGTAAGTGAGATACCAGTATCATACCTACACCAGTCTCTTCAACTAAGCTACGCAATCTATTCATTAGCATATCAATACCACGTCTTTCATCACCTTCAGTTAGTACATTGACAAGCATATGCAAGTGGTCAACTACAACCCAGTCACACTCACACCCAACAATAATATATCTCAGCTTAGAAAATATCTCATCAATATCTGTCGCACCAAGATGGGCATGGATAAATACTCTACCCTTCTCAATAGCTTTGTCAAACAAAGTATGAAGTTCTTCCTCAGTATACTTACTACGTTTCTCTGATAAGTATATCCTATCATTAGCTTCAATAGATACAATACCATCAGCAGTACGCAACCAGTTCTCCTCTAGTGCTATGATACCAACATTATCTTGAGTATTTTTGATAAGATGATGTTCAAGTTCTCTAGTCACACTAGACTTACCTAGTCCTGTACCACCTGTTAAGGTGACTAACTCACCCTTACGCATACCATAGAGTTTCTTATTCAGTCCCTCCCAAGGATAGGCAATACTTTCTTTCTCTTCTCTATGTAGCCACTCATCCTTCTTACTGGATAGTTCCATAATACCAGAGGGAGTATAAGTCTTGGCTTCCCACCATGCAGTATTAAACTCTTTAAACTTTTTCTTGACAAGCATTTCATTTGCATCTTTGTATCCATTTGGAAGATTTACAATTTTTGCTTTTCCCGGTTTTAAAATACGAGCAACCTCTAATGCTGCCTGTCTACCTGCTTTATCATTATCAAAACATATTACAATATTATCAAATGATTCAACAAACTCAATACTCTCTCGTATATCTCTTACTGCTGAAGATGCACCTCGTTTAATAGATACAACTCCCCACTTGTCCTGAAACAATTCATTGACTGCCATTGCATCACACTCTCCTTCCACAATGGTGAGATACTTACCACCTGTATTTCTATACAACTGCTCTCCAAACAATCCTGTTCCTTGAAATGTGCCATTACATGCAAAGTTTTTGTTGTCTACATATCTTGTTTTAGTTCCAACAATCTCACTTCCATTATAGTATGGATAAATATGTTGTTTAATATTACCATTATTATCTTTTACAATTTTAACTCCAAACTTTCTAGCAGTATTTTCTGTTATACCTCTATCAGATATTGCAGAATATACTCCTGTGTATGAGTTTAAGAATGATGTCTCTGGTTGTTTCATGGGTACAATAGTGTTAGTACTTGTACTCATATCATCTGCTTTGTCATAGTCTGGAAAAAAAGTATTACAGCTAAAACATTTAGCAGACCCATCAGCATTCAAAGAAACAGCATCACTACTATCACACTTGGGACAGGGTAGCTTATGTTTAATAAATTTTGTATTCAATTCTATCTCCTATAAAAAGTGAGGCGTTGTTCATATGACATCTAAGCCGATACTATGTATGGACTACCGTGCCAAACTGGATTTATACTTTAAGTGCTATCCACATTTTCTGCACACCTCGTTGTCGTTAAGAGTCTTCTTCTACTGAAGCTTCCTCTTCACTATCTTCCTCAATCAATGCATCATCTGTTAGATGTTCTTGCATTTGACCATTGAAGTTTTGAACTGCCGAATCAAGTACAGCAATTCTCCTACGCAAGTTGTTGACCTCATTGGTACACTCAACTATTATGTTGAATAAACCTTGAGCATCTTGCGAAAGTTGTAGTACATCATACACTCCACTATCTGTTTTGTATGTGACTTGTGGATTATTTTCATCAGTCATAATTAAAACTCCTCGTTACTATCAAAAAATTCAGAGCCATCCTCTGCTTTATATTCCACTAACTCTATGACTTGAACACCCTGTAGGTCAAGGCTTTTGCCAGTCTTACCAGCATACTCCCATTCAAATTCACTACATTGTACTCTTACCTTAGAGCCATTACCAACAGCTAGATTGATGTCTTGCTTGTTAGCATCAAGTAATCTGGGTGCATTCCTAATCATACCATTAGGACCATTCACCTTTCGCTTGATAACTAAAGCTGGACCTTCATCCATCTGCTTTACTGTGTGTCCACGTCCAGCAAAACTATCTGCTGTCTCTTGGTCAACAACAAGGTTGACTGTATACACAGGTTCAAAAGTCGTATTAGGTGTCTTAATACTTGCCCAATACGCAGTTCCTTCTACTATCATATTTACCTCCTATGATTAAGTTTGAAGTTGTTAAAGTTAGTGAGAGTGTTGAGCCAACTACTCTCGGAGTTGTGGTTAGAACCAAACCTACTAATACTTGGAGATAGAGGGCTTGTTCGGTTGCTCAAGATACTGAATTGTATCATAATTGCTCCTCTTTGTCAAGTAATATTTCATCTAAATATTCCAAGTTTATATCTTCGTCTAGTATCTCTACTATAAAACTGTCACCATCATACGTCACACTATGATTAATATCTATATTAGCTTTTCTTTTTATCTCATCAACAGCTTCTACAAACTCTTGGTACTCTGCCTTTGTCATTGTTGCTTTCATTATGCCTCCTTGTCTATGTCCCATTTAACTATATTCTTTTTGCTAGTAAAGAGTTTTCTTATTCTTTCTTGTTCTTTTAAATGTAAGTACCACTTAGCACCATCTCTCTCTGCATCTCTGAATACTGCATTGGTAAAAACAACAGGAATTAGAACTGATAAATGCACTATCACACTTGTCATAATATCATAACCCAACCAACCCATATAAAAGATAGCAACAAAACCAAAGTAAGCACTCCACATAGTAAATAATACTAACATAAAGTAAGATTGGATTGATGGGTCTGGAATAAATCGCAATGGATTATACTTAGCATTCATTACTAAGTTCCAACACTCATTCACCCAATAAAAAAATCTTTTAATCATCTTGATTATCCCTTACAATTAATAGTGTAGCTATCAAACAAGCCATCATAAAAGTAAACACTATGATTATGCCAAACATATTACTCATTGTTTTCCTCTCACTACATATTTATATTTTTCACTATTCCATTGAGCATCTAATATTTCTCTTAAATCCCACTTAATTTTATATAACTTACGAATGTCTGATATATACAAATCATTCATTTCATTATATGTACTTAACACACTATCTAATTGATTTAACCTAGAAACCATATTATGATACTCACTAGGAGTTAGTTCAATGTTTACTTTAGTTTTTAATATTTTAACTTTCATCTGCCTTGCCCTCGATATTTTTTATAAGTTCGCTTTTTGTTTTTGTTCATAGTAGACATTGCTATTTTAATACGTCTACCACGCCCTCCTATGCCCTGTGAGGAACTCTTTTTCACATGGTCTATAGTTTGTATTGTCTTGCCTCTTACTGCCATTCTTCCTTGTCCTTCTTACGTTTGTCTTCATA